CATATCCTCTACTTCTTTTTTCTTGGCAATAGCTCCTTGCACCATGACAAAGGCTGAATCTAGAGCCTTTATTGCAAGCATCGCTTCGCCTATCATTGCTCAATCCTTTCACACATTGCTGAAATGTTTGTATTAACAGAATTCAATATAATTCTTTGTGCAAATTTCTCGCAATGCGTTTGTTGCTCGAAACACAAACCTCCGTCATCGCAATTCGTAATTGCCGATATTCCTCCGATTATCAAAATTAAAATAAAAGCGTTCATAACTCATGGCTTTTCCGGCCAATCAGAGTCCTCCAAATGCGGAAAACTAGATAAGCTCGTTATATCTCGCAGACTTTGACGATAGGTTTTCATTTCATCTGTGAGAGTATTGTCAGATAACGCTAAGTAGTCAGTTTCAGCTAACAAAGCATCTCGTTTTTCTCTAACACCATAAGCAGCATTACTATCAACAACTGATTTTTCATCTGTACTTAAATTTTCAGCACTGTGAGCAAAGGTCCAAACATCATCAATTAATGTAGCCACACTACTGGTCACTATTTTTTGAGTTGCGGAATTTATCGTAGGCACTTCGGTATAAACCGCTTCGTAACAGTCGAATCCCGCTAACTGGTCAGCAGTCATATTTACTGGAAAGCTAGTGTTAGGGTTGTCCGTTTTTAATTGTGAGAGCGAATAATTTTGTGCGCTACCATCTACAATTTTTACTAACATAATTACGCTCCTATAAATCGTTCGTTGTTGCCGTTACAGTTGTAGTTGGCGGGTTATTCACGGTATACGTTACTGCTACTGTGTTATTATTTGTTTTTGTTGGACTGTTGTTATAGCCGCCAGATGTTGACAAACTATCCGCGTCAAAAATGTCTGCTCTACCAACATAATTGTATCCGGCTGGATTCGTACCTGCCGAACCAGTAGCCCCAAGAAAATCGTATATTTTATGATTAGATACCGTTTGATTACTTATCTTTGAAAAGTCTATAGGCAATTTCCACAAGTACGGGTCATACATATTCTGATTTGAGCCTTCAATGTAATAAGTAAAATATAAAGACTCTTCATCCTCGCTTAGATGGAAAAACTTTTGTGAGGCCGACCAGTTATATGTATTCATATATTCAGGATAGATTGCTAACGCTTGTGTCACAGCTTTTGTATTGTCTACCTTAAATATTATAAATATCACCTGATAGTAACCGCTTGCTTGCACATATTTGACCTCTGTTACTACAAATTGAGCACTACCATTTGCCAACACTTGAGTCATTGGCGCATTTCCTTGTACTTGTGCTCCACCATAACCCCATGTATTTTTTGTATTAAGTTGGTTGTGAAGTGTGTATCCGGTTGTAGTGTTTCTTCCTATCCACAAATTTTGATAAGGACTTGTATTCTTTTTTACTGCCCAATGAAAATGACCGCCTGTGTCAATATGTTTTGAGGTGTCAGAATAAGCAAATCTTGGATAACCGTTACCCTGCGCTGTCTGAACACCCTGAAAATACATATTTCCTATAGTGCCGCTTGCGCCTGAACCATAAGCGCATTTCAAAGCATAAGCATTGTTACCTTGCGCGGCTAACGCCCAAAACCAAGTGCTATTTCTCTGTGGTGAAGCAGCCCAACATCTAGCTTCGTAGTACAACCATGTAGCCTTGCCTAATGAAATAGGACTCCATGAATTACTACTGTCAAACTTAAACCTTGCACAATTTAAATTTCCGCCTTGCATCATCCATGTTTCACCTCCAACACCACTGGTATAGTTGTCAATCAAAGGCGAACGTAAATTAGCACTATTTTCATTTTCCATTAATTTAACACCAGACACACTTCCTACTGGTATGCCAACTGACGGCTGCGATGTTTGTGGAATCAAGCACTTACTTGTTTGACCGCCTGTGTGTTTAAAGCCATTACCACTTGCAAATATACGAGTTGAGCGCGGATCGTAACAAGAACCATACCAACCGCCTTCCCATTCTTCATTGTCAAATCTACAACTGCCGATTATGCTTCCATCATCGTGTTTAAAATTTACAACCCACAACCATCTGTTAGCATTATTGCTACCCCAATTAGAATTAAACTGCCAAACCATATTGCCATCACCACCAGTAATGATGGACATACTGTAATTACTAGCACCAGAACTTCCACTAGCAGCAGGTGAATGAAACCTACTCACATAATAATTTTCTCCGCTTGTGCCAGAGGTTGCTAACATTGCTGTTCTTATGCTTGTCATGCTAGAGCTAATCCCGCAGTAAATCCGTACCAAGAACCGTCACAATATATAAAACATAAAATGTCTGTACCGCTTGATGTCAGTGTTGGCGCAGTTGCCGCTGCCCATTTTGTCGTAGGCCAAGTCACTGTATGGTTGCCGCCATTTGTCAATTTAAGAACAAAACCTGATAACGTAAGCGGTGCATAAATATTAAAAGTGCCGCCCATACCGCTATGGCTGCTGCAATAATAAAAAAGTGTTGGAGTGCTATTGGAAACGACTATTTGCGTATAAGCACCTGCTGCTCCTGGCGTACCGTTTACCGTGACACCCGTGGTATATTCAGAACCGCCGCCATGCGTACCGTCATTGGTCGTTGAAAAGCGTAATGGGTGTGTTGCGTTACTCGCATCGCTTTGATCGAAAATATATGTAGAGCCGTGATACATGGTAATCGTACCCTGCGATACACCATTAACCAAAAATTTTCCACCTGCGACTGTAACCGTTATTGTCTGGTTCGGCTCCGTTCTTGCGGCAGGGTTAGAAAACGTAAAAGTTGTATTTCCTGTTACGGTAGCTTGCACTGAATTTCCAACAGTCAAATCAATATCTGTTGTGCCGTTTACATTAATTAGGTCGTTAGTCACCTCTCCGTAATCTTTCAGATTTACCGCACCAACTGTTTGATCTCCTCCTGTCAACGCGGCAGACAATGTTAAACCCGCGAAAGTAGGATTTGACGTACTCGGCTTGTTGTTAATTTGAGTTTGTATCGCTGACGTTACGCCATCAGAGTAACCCAACTCAGTAGATGTCAACGTAGCGGGTAAACCATCTAATATACTTATATTTACAGCCGCATCTGCGACATCTCGCGCTCTTGTCATGTCAGTTCCTTAAAGCTCAATTTTTAAAAAAGCGGCTATTAATGGATCAACAGGTTTTGGAAGAGCAGCATCAGATACGTTATCGTCTGTGACGCCAACTGTCGCATCTCGCAACTCTTGTCTATAAATATCAAGCGTTGCAATACTTCCTTCATTTAAATTTAATTTTTCCTGTAAATCCGCAAGATAAAGACAGTCAGTGTTTTGCAAAGCCGCATCTCTTTCGGCTCTAAATTCTGCTAATGTCGATGCCATGCAACCTCCTAGTAAGTTGTCCAAGTCGTCCATTCTGAATTAGCCGGCCAGTTTGTAATAAAAAACTGGTTTGATGTGGCTGTAAGTCTTATCCAAAGTATTCCTGTTGGCGTTGCTGATGAACCGTCATCTCCATACAACAAGTAACATCTAGTGCTAGTAGAAGGAACGGCGGTAGGAAATAATGAGGATTCGTGAGGAACCAGTATTGACTTAACATCGTAAAATTCCCCAGTAGTGTAATTAATTTTGAATTTCACTAATCGTTGCGCTATGTACGAGTTGGCAGAAGCCAATGGGGCGCTTGAGCCGTAATAACTAAACCACTCGTTCTCAACACCTGTCGGCTGTATGCCTTCTATACGCCCGTAAGTGCCAATATTGAAAGGCATTTTGACAGTACCTTGAAATGATGGCGCGGAGTTGTAACTTGTCCATATAGAGCATTGGTTATTGTAGTCATAAACCATTGTCTTGATTCCGGCTCCGCTTGGATTTTTTACTAAGAACCCTATAAGATAATAATATTGGGTTCTATCAAAACCGCTACTTATTTCACCGCTTACGTTTCCTTGATAATCCATCGCCATTTGCGAATAACCGTTCGCTGTACCATAAGTTATAATGTGAACAGGTACATTATAACTACCGTCTGGAAAAGCACCGTTATATACCGCAGGTTGAGTGAACATCGACACCTTGTCAGCAGTAGAAGTGTTTGTGTTGACACACTCAGTCAACCCACTGTAGCTAGTGCCGTAACCGCTACCCTGATAACTAACAACTCTATATGAGGCCTTGTTGCTGTTTTGTGAGTCATAACCGACTATAAAGCCATATCCGTAAGGTGAGTTTGCCGTATTACCACCGTTGACAGGTATAGCCATCGGCTGACCATTAGTGCCGTGATCCGCATTAGTCACGGCACTTATACTAGAAGTTACTTTTCCAGTGCTGCGACTAAACTCCGCTCGAAATGTTCCAAACTTATAAGTGTTCTGGTTGAGCCAAGCTACATTACCTCCACAAACAATACCGTTATAGCCTTCGATTCCATAAAAAGACATTGTGCTGTTGTAATTACCTGTCACAAGTGAGTTATTCATAATAGAATCTAAAACATTGCCTGAACCAGTTGAAAGCGTCACCGTTTTTGTGGATGGCGTACATATTAATCCGTAAGTCATCCATCGAACGCCACTACTTCCGCCCTGATTGTAATATCCCGGCAAAATAGCGCCAAAAGTATTACCCGTTTGATGATAATTATTTTGTGCATTACCAACTCTTCCGAAAAATTGATAAGTGACGCTTCCTATCTTCCAATTTTCGGAAGTAGCCCAGCCTGACGGCCCATTATTGCCATCGTTTAGATCAACAATAGTACCTGCTGTCAGTATTTCAGTTGCACCGCCTCCGGCTGCGTCTTGCCAACTGATGTCAGTGCCGTCTGAGGTGAGCACCTGATTAGCTGTACCTTTAGTTAATTCAGCCGTAGCGCCAGAGTTATCACCGTAAATAATAGAGCCTCTTGTTAAAGCGTCTAACTTGTTTAGCTCTGCTGCGGTGCTAGTTACACCTAAATTCGTCAAGGCAGTAGAAGCGCTAGCAAGGTCTGATAGGTTGTTGGCTGTCGCAGCATAATCTCCTGTTGCAGCCGTTGACATCGTGCCAAGACCTAAATTTGTTCTAGCGGTTGCTGCGTCTGCTAAATCACTAAGATTATTTGATTGTATTGCGAACTTAGCGTCTGCTGCCGCTTGCGTATAAGTATTGGCTACGCTAAAAGTGCCGAAACAAACAATATCGACAATATCACCCGCTGCGGCGCCTGTTGCGAGAACAACATTCGAACCACTTGTCGCGGTTACATCTGTACCGACAAGCAATTTACTTCCGTTTAGATATACATCACAAAAACCTATATCGTAAGTTGCGGAAAATGTCGTTTGATTCGCTGTCGCTGTATAGGTAAATCTTTGACTCGTACCATTTACAGCGCTTCCGGCATCTTGCCATGAGGTTCCGTTGTAAACTCTTAACTGATTACCAGAGGTCGAAAAATAGAGCGCCCCTGTCGCAAGCGGATCGCCATCGTTGTCTACTGTCGGATCGCTACTTTTTTGACCAAGGTATGTATCATCAAATTCATCAAACGACGCCGCCGCTTGTGTCGCGCTTGCCGCCGATGCGGTCGCTGAATTTGCGCTATTTGTTTCGGAAGTCGCACTATTTGTGGCACTTGTCGCCGCTGCATTTTGACTAACTAGAGCCGCTGCCGCAGAAGTCGCCGCAGATGTGGCACTTCCAAGTATTCCGTCAACATAAGTTTTTGTAGCAGCATCTTGAGCAGCAGTTGGATCACCCATTCCGGTGATTTTGTTGGTTGACATGGCGATAGCGCCCGTCATGGTGCCGCCACTTGTCGGCAAACCACCACCAGCTTGTGTATCTACATACGTTTTCGTTGCTGCATCCTGGGCAGAAGTTGGATCGCCAAGACCAGTAATCTTAGACGTACCCATCGCAATAGCACCAGACATTGTTCCTCCCGCGAGGGGGAGTTTAGTCGCTATGCTATTAGTAATTGTTGTATGAAACGATGCATCGTCTGCCATTGCGGCTGCAAGCTCATTGAGGGTATCAAGAGCTGCTGGAGCGCCATCAATTAAATTCGTAATTAAATCGTCTGCGTATTGTTTAGTTACAGCATCGGTTGCAGCCGTAGGCGTTCCAATGTCTGTCAGTCGAGCTGCATTAAAATCTACAGTTCCTGATAGAGAGAGATTATGCAGCGATGTCGTTCCGCTTGACGCAGTAACATTTCCTTGGAGGTCGCCTGTCACATTTCCTGTAACCGCGCCTGTCACATTTCCCTGTAAATTTCCGACAACATTTCCGGTTAATCCACCAACAAAACCAGTGGACGCAGTGACGGTGGATCCTGTTATAGCTGCCGCACTGGTATTACCAATAATTACGCCATCAATAGCACCCCCAGTAAGGGCTGCATTAGCATTTATCAATTGTCCGTTGAATGTAACGGTACCAGACGCAGTGATAGCGCCTGTCGTTATAGAGCTTGGGTTTGTGCCTATTTCGATAATTGCGGCTGCATTATCTTCGGTGAAAAGACGTTTATCAGCGACATTGACCGCTAACTCGCCTTGTACTAAATCAGCAGACGTAGGAACACTAGACGCAGTAGAGCTATTCTTTGTGACAATAACAGTCATGTTTTAACTCCTTAAAAATGGGTAGCCTCCGAAGAGGCCACCCGCGCTTCACTATAGGGGGAGTTAAGCGTTGACCATTAAATTAAACGCCGCATCTGGACGATACGTCTTTACGCCAAAAATATTATCGGCAGTAAAAAGCGTACCAAGCCATTCTTGCTTGTACTGAGTTTGCGAGCGAATAGTTTGCTGTTCAGCAAGAATAAAGGCTTCTCTATGAAAGATAGTTGCTGCTTTAATCTCACCGCCGGCAGTATTCTCTACCGCTGTCTCTGTAGTTGAGCAATGCGTAGAAACATAAATGTCTATACCATAAATGTTTCCAATTTTGCCGTTTTGAACGCCTCTACCGTCAACGAAGTCAGATGAAACGTATCTATCGATACCCATCATTGTTGAACGCAACGAAGGCGGAACAACAAAATATCTTTCGTCGAAAGGTACGTCAGCATCATCCATTTTCTGAATAAGTGCTCGAAAAGATGCGTCGGTTGTAAGGTCGGCTGTTGTAACAGTGTCCGTCGCATACGCGGTTAGACCGGTACTCGCGTCCGTATAATAAGACCCTGTACCAACCCAATCATTTGTCTGATCGCCAATAGACTTACCTAGTTGATGCAACTCGAAATCTACTTTGCGAGCAAGCGCATAGCCGGCGTCGTCAGTGTAAAAACCGCGCATACTGGTTAGTGCTTGAACGTCAGTAATATCTTCGATTAGTTTTGAAAATTCAAAATGCTTGTCGATTAAAACTTGCACTTCGGTTTCAGTATTTGCCTGAACAGTGACAGCAACTTTGCTCGCTTTGGCGTGAGCCTCGCCGCGTGTTGGAGCAGGAATATGAACCGTATCTCCCTTCTTGCCAACCATAGGAAGCCGCTTGACAAGGCCGGCCATTACGAGCTTTTTCTCGTATGCGGCGCGGATCTCGTCCGACCAGAGTTCAGGTATAAATACTGCTTGTGTTGTATTGTCTGTAAACCCGCCTGTTGCGGGAAAAGTTGAAGTAGCCATGTGAGTTAGACTCCGAAATTAATTACGAACGACACGACCCTCGGCGTAAGCGGCAAGGATTTCTTTCTCCCTGTCGATGTAGGCTTGCGGATCTTCATTTTTGAGCTTTCGTATATCGGACGCCCTGTAGCGTTTTTTGCTCACTGGTTCCGAGCTACCCGCGGCGCTTCCTGATGAAGCTGCTTTTACGGACTCGGCTTTCGTTGGCTGTTCTGGAATTGGATCAACACTTGGTTTTGGATGATGGCGCTTATATTCATCAAAGATGTAATTTGCGCTTTCAACATTCAAATCTTGATTCGCTTCGTTAAACAACCTCATTCGCGTGTTATCGCTTCCTACCCAATCGACAAAACTTTGGTCCTGGACAATCTTTATCATGTCTGGATGCCTTGCCATAATTTGCTGCGCTGCTTGTTGCTGCTTCATGGCGTGCAATTCTTCTTGCGTTTGTTTTAGGACTGGATGATCTTCAATAGACTTTTGAATGGCTCGCTCGGGGTCATTGAAATAATCAAGCTCCTCTTTTGGCTCTGTCGGCTTATTAGCTTCAAGTTGTCCGTTAATGAAATTGTCTGTTTTTCGTAAAGCATCGATCTGAACTCTGGCGTCTTTTACTTCCTGACTTTGCCGTCCAATCATTTCTTGCGCGTCAGTAAGCATTTTTTCCACTTCAGTTCGAGATTTACCTGCAAACGCAGATTGATCGGCCTTGTCGACTTGCTCTGGCTGTTCCGGTTTTGCCAGATCCTCTATCGGGGCGGTTTCAACCTGTTTTTCACTTTCGGGCTCTACGTTAATCAGCTTCGCTGCCATTAATAATTAACCTCGCGTTATCAAGACCTGTTGGCTACCTTGTAAGAGAAAGACCTACGCGCCGGTTGCCTTTCTCTCTGCTTTAATTTTTTCTTGTCGCATTTTTGCCCATTTCCTTGTAGCGCTTGGATAATCACCGCTAATTGGATCAAGGATAAAACCACCACAAGAGACAACTCGAGTAGAGGGTGATCCGCAGATATCACACGGCATGGCTTTTACGTCAGAATCTATGTATTTCTCGAACAAATGCCCTTTCAAGCATCGAAAATCATAAATCTTTTTCATCAACCATGTTCTCAACTTGAGTTTCCAGTGAAGAGAGAAAGGCGATGATGTTTAGCTGCCCCTTACGGAACATTAAATCGTCGTTGTCTTTCGTCGCTTCGACTGAATTTATGTTTGTTGCGTTCTTCGTAAGATCTTCTATCAACATTTTCCAACCCGAAGTTCTAAACATTTCAAACATCGAGTCGATGTATTTTTCTTGATCCCTGTCTAACACAACAAATTTCTCCTTAACCTAACATACCAAACGTACTAATACAAAATACTCCATTATATTAATACTGTTAGTATTTTAGTTACGCACATTTAATTTAGCTTCTTCAAGACCAAGTTTTTTCTCTTGAATTAATGTTTCAGCAACTTTCGCTCTTCGCTCAAAATCTTTATCCAGATCGCCTTCCGCTCGCATTGTTGTTGCAATTGCCTTTAAGCGCTCATTTTCAAGCTCAGTCGGTATGGCTTGTGTCTCAGCCGCCAGTTTAGCCGCTCTCTCGGCCGACTCAGTGGCTTGACCGTTTAAGGCCGCAGTTTGTGATTGCTTAAACTCTAAATCAGTTTGAGCAGTCACTTGAGCCATCTGTTGCGCCTGTGGATCCGGTTGCGATGATTCTTGTATCACTTGAATCAACTGCTCTCTGTTTTGCAATTGCATATTCTCAATAATTGACTGAATTAATATTGAGTACGTTGGAGAGTCTTGAGACATCGTTTGCAAAAGTTGTACTAATTGCGTGACTTCGTACTCACGGGCAATAATGCCAAGCGTCGATGTCACCTCGTACACATAATCATTTACCGGATAATTCTCTGAGTCGTATTGCATATACCGGCACGCCGCGGCCTTAACAAACGGAATTAAAAAGCTATCCTGGAAATTAATGAGCGTGCGCTTATGGCGTTTAATTATAGCGCCAAGCGACATACTAATTCCCGCGGCTGTTGCCTCACCGTTGATACCGCCGCTTACTCCTGTTGAATCGACAGCACCGGTCGACGTCTGGACCATACGACTTAATGCTTCGGCTTGTGCAAATGTGATTTGCGAAACTTGACCGAAGTTAAATGGTTGCAACGCCTCTCGCGGATCCCCGTTAGTCAGTAAAATCTTACCGGCCCGTACTTCGGGTCGCGCTCCTCGAGGTATCATCGTTGCGTTCATCGCCATCATTGGCGCATTAGTCAACGCTAACGCATCAATTCGCGCTCTGAGCTCTGCATCGAGAGCTTTTTGCGACATATAACCCTTCTCACACACACCGCGGCCCCAAAATCGTCCAGGAACAACATCCCACGGGAACGCCACAATTGGCCTATCTCCCATCATGTATGGGTTAGTTTGAGCCTTTAAAATGACGTTTTTATTGGCAATAACGACGCAAGCCTCGACGTAATACTCTTTTTTTACTTTTGCATCGACTTCGACGTCCATTTCTTCTTCAATTAAGGCTTCGATATCCCCTTCTAACGCCTCAGTAACATCAGATACGCCTTCTTCGGCATCAAGTAGATAGCGAGGCACTAGACCGTAGTATTTTGTGAGCCTAACTTTGCGGTCTGGCTCCTGAGACAAGTTTGGGTCGTGCTCTAGCGCTTGATCGCCGTAGGTTTCAACGCCAACGTCAACGTCACGGTAAACGCCTTGCTCTTGTAGTAATTTTACCGTGTGTGGCGAGACGTACTCATCTATCGCAACGCCAATACTATTTTCAACACTGGTCGCAATAGGATCGATCAAAAAGTTTTGAGGCAATATTGGTTTTAGCTTAACAACTAAACGCTCAGTTTCACTAACTCCCACGACTTGCATATTGCCCTGCATAGGTTTGGCCGTTGGTGCGAGCTCTTTGTCCATATCCATAACAATTTCAGCGACACCTGTACCGAAAACCGCGGAATTAATTAGACATTCACCGACTTGTTGTCGGATTCGATGCTTACGGAAGTCCTCGTTAAGTTTTTTACGCAAATAAACAATATCGCTTGTATCTTCGTCTTGCATATTGTCGCGCATCGTAAAAAAATCACCGCGACCGAACGTAGCTTCCTCAATTTCAGCAACCGAGCTCTCTACGGCTTGTTGTAGTGCTGGCGAAATGATCTCAGACCGCTCGCTTGCGCGTGTCTTATCTTCGGATGCGTAAATACCACGCCATAAACGATAATATTCTTCAAATTTAGTCTCATAGTTCGAGTTATAGTGTTCACGCCATTTTTCGCACTTGGCAATAATCCAACTTTCAAGCGTATCGCTTTCGTAACTTGCATCGTTCGTCAAATTGTCCATATCAATACCCCGCCACGCTATCTAATAGCTTGTGGTCGTCAAATTCATAAACATGGTGATAACTCACTTTTTGTAATTGATCGATGTATGCGAGTGAGTCAACCAAATCATCATGGGTTAGCACATCTGGAAACTGATAAAGCTCATCGAGGAACGTCTCGTTCCAGGATCCCTTGTTCAGCTTGATAGCGCCATTTTCAAAACGTCCTTGCAGAGCCCACATAACTCGATCCGTCTTGGATTTATTACCGTGGGTGAGCTCTTCAACGCGGAAATAACGATTGTATTGCCGCATTAAATCAGTAAGCGGACTAATTACCGCCTGTCGCGCTATGCCTTTCTCAATTCCAACCGAGATAGGCTGATAATCTCGTACTGCATTGAATATTTTTGCCGCCGTTTCGTTCAGATCCCAACGGCCGTGTATTATGTCTTTAATCCACCAACCTTTTTGATTAACTTTGACAATAGAGATCGCGGTGTTATCCAACCTTTTGTCTTTTGCTTTTGATTTTCCTACCTCAGAGAAACCCGCTAAATCGACCGCGATGTAATAATCACCATCTTCCGGCTCGTTTTCATCAAATACGGTCCACTCTTCTTTGAACATCTCGGAGCCACGGGCCTCGAAGCTCGCCATAAACTCTTGCCTAAACGCATAGGACGACATACTTTTCTTTGCCGACTCAATTTCCTCTTTACGAATCAATTTGTTGTCGTAAGACGTGAAATGCCACGATTTCCATTGCTTGTCGTCACTTTGGCCATAAATGTACATTTCGTAAAAATGATTCCGTCCTGTAGGTGTTCCGATGAATAAAGCACGACCTTGTAAGTCAGCTAAACTCGGGCGAAGTATTAATTCCCAGACCTCGGGCCTCATTTCTGAGATTTCGTCACAGCACAAATAAAACAGCGAGATTCCGCGCATTGTCTCAGGACGGTCAGCGCCCTTGAGCGAAATCGTTGAGCCATTAATCAGTTTTATTTGCTGATTATTAATATGAGACGACTTTATGACCGGTTGCCCCACTTCGAGCAATAAATTCCACATAATGTCACGCGCTTGTCCTTGCGTTGGCGCGACATAAAAAATATTTCCCTTGTCAGACTCTAAAGCCTTCGTAATTAGCAAATAAGCCGCTAAACGAGACTTGCCGGTACGACGACCGGCCGCAACAACCTTGAAACGTGTATTATCGTTCCACACTTTTTGTTGCCAATCTAAGAGCGATATCTTTAGATCGGTCATTAGTACGGCTTTGGCTTACCTTTTTTGCGTGGCATTATCTTTTCCTCTTAGCAGTTTTGGCTGCTTTCTTAAAAGCGGCGTTGGTTGGTCGACCTTTTTCGCCGGCTCTAGCCATTCTTTCGCCAGATCCCGCGGCTATTCGTGCTCTTTTACGACGAATGTTGTCGTAAAGTCCTTGTTTAGCTCTTGCCATTCCAATCACCTCTCGCCTTTTTTTTAGCTCGATTGCTTAAATCGCCAAAGTGATAAAGACGTTTACTGCTTGCCGTCATTCTCGCGCCGGTCATTACAGTTCCATCCTCATGTTTGTGAGTACCGCCTTTGTGCGCGGTTCCGTCTCTTAGATAATGATTTACCCTAGTAGCCATCTGGATATTCACCCGTCTCTATCATCGTTGATAAGGTCACGGCTCGTTTGCCCACTTGCGTACTCCAAATCGAATCCAGGAATTCAACCTTCGCTATTTGAAAGAAACTGTCGTCGGCTTTCTCGATTGCGTTTTGCATCGCCCCGAGTGCTCGCTTAAATTTGCGGAGGCGTGTCAAACCAAGATTAAAGGCAATCTGGATAAGGGCGTCCGCCCTAACCTCGTCTAACTTTGGAAACCACGGAAATTCACCGGTCAACTCCTTCATAGTCCGCACGATGTCGTTATCCAACAACATATCAATTTCGTTATCCGACAAACCCAAACCGCCATCAGCATCGATATTACGCCCGATACCTATGTGCCATTTACCATTAACGTCGGTGTACGCGTAATCGCGTTTCCCTTCATGCTCTTCAAGCATTTTCTTCAATTTCCGCATCCTGGATAACCTCACCTTCAATTGGCTTAATATCATTCACAGTCTCAACGCCCGTTATCGTGATATTGACGCTAGATCGACCGCTCAGTTGATCTCCCTCAAAATCTCGAATAGGCGCTATGCGGTCTATTAACAATTTCCACGCCACAGCCTGATTCTTATGCGTGTCGTCCATAGCCGCATTTAAAATACTTTCAATAACTCGCTTGGAACTACTCGAACGGAGAATACGAGTCCGAAACTGCGCCATGACTTCCCTATCACTCTTTTGTTGCGGTTTAGGCTTCGTCACGGTGACTTCGTGACCCTTTCTTGGTCGCCCTCTTCCGCGTTTAACAGGAACCGATATCGTTCCGTCTTGAAGCTCTGCTTGAGTGCTCATGGCAGTTTTTTAATGGTGAAATTCGTATCTTACTTTTTTTGTGGGGAGGGGGCTACTATTAATATTAATAGAACCGGCCACCCTCCCGCCCCCAAAAATCAAGGCCGCGGCCGATTCAAAATCCAAAATAGCACCAGTATTGTGCGCAACAATTAGACGCACGCCCGAGCTCAAGCGCATAAAATCGCAACCTATTGATTATAAACGGTTTGTCGAATTGAGAGCGCCCACTATCTCGGCGGGATATTGGGTATTAAGCATAATTATTTATTGAGAGCTCGAGACAGCTCGTGTGGTGCATTTCCTCGAGTGAATATATATGTCTGCTCGCGGT